GGGATGACGTCGCGCTGGACCTTGTTCGCGTCGAGGATGGTCTCGACCACGTAGACGCGCGTGGGCTTCGCCTTGGCGTTGTGGATTACGGCGATGTTGCCGTCGCGGTCGACGATGACGTTGTCGTTGCCGTACTGCTCGGCCAGCACGTAGACGTTGGTCTCGAGCGGCTTGAAGACCACGGTCTCCTTGCGGGACGTCTGGACGGTCTTCACGACCTTGCTGCCGTATGCCTCGATGTCCTGGGTGTTGGTCTCCTCGGCATTGTTGATGCCGTCCTTGCTGATGAGGCCGAGGCTGTGAAACTCTTCGCCGAGCTGGGTGACGGCGTCGGTCGGGACGTTGGCCGTGTTGGGCGCGCTCCACACCGCGCCGCCTGCGCCAGGCTGCGGGACGAAGACGTTCTGGGTGTTTTCCATGATTTGCCTCCTGTTATAGGTTGCGGCGCTCGCGCACCGCCTAGACTGTTGCGAATTGCGCCACCACCTGGTAGCGCGCGTTGTTCCCCGTTTGGTCGGGGAAGTTGAAGAGCGACGTTATCTCGACGCTCTTGACCCCCGAGTTCCCGGCGAGCGCCGGCAGGGCGTCCCTCACCGCGAGGGCGAGGTCCTTGGCGTCGCTGCGCGACGTGCCCCAGACCTGGATTGCCACCATCGGGTCGTCGATGACGGCGTCGCGCCCGGACGGTCCTCCGGTCCTCTCTACCGTGCCGAACCGCTCGGGCCTCGGGTCGGGTACGTCGCCGTACCATTCGATGCCCGTTGCAGCCGGGAGCCATTCCACCAAGGTGCGTTCGATGTCTGCCATGGCTAGCCCCTTCCCGCATCGAGCGATTTGAGTAGCGTGTTATGCTTGGCGTTGGAACGGACCGACAGCGCGTCGGTCGTCTTGATCATGGCGTGGGCCCTTGCCTTGCCGGGTTGGACGTCGGCTTCGTAGGTGCCGCTCCCCATGCTGTCGGCGCGCGCCTTGATGGCCTGCGCCCGGCGCAGGAGCTCGCCCTGGACCTCCGAACTGTTGAGGATTTCTGCGGAGCCGGCGTGGTTCATGACCACCTTGACGTCAGCCATGCGCATCACCGACCCGGACCGTCATGTTGTAATCCGTCGGGCATGCTTCCGGGTCGAACGGCCTGGGGGCTCCTATCACCGCCAGGGATTCCCCCCTGACCCTGATGCGGAGTCCTTCGAGCCGTGGGCCGCTGTACGCCTTGGGGAATCTCAGGGTGTACCTGACCACGTCGCCGTCCCTGACCGAGTCGCGGACGTCGTCTGTCTCGCCGGGTTCGACGAGGACGCCGGGGACGTTCAGCTCGCCGTTTTTGTAGACAGGGGCGTTGAGCTCGTCCGCGCCGGTCTGCTCCCTGGTTTCCACGACCACCGTCTCTGTTGGGAAGAAGTCGAAGTCCATAGCCGCTCCTCACTCGTCGCTTTCGCGCCCGATCTTGGGCATGATCGAGCCTATCTTCACCCTGCGCTTCGGCAGGCCGAGGATTCTCCTCTCCTGGCTCGACAGGTACATGTCGCCGGACGGGTTCGCCATCGTGTACGATTTCGAGAACGAGCCGACCGTCATCGACGCCTGGCTGTAATCGGCCGAGTTCATCGAGCCGAGCGCCCTCTTGACCATCGAGCAGCACACGACTTTCAGGTTCGCCGCCTGCAGCTCGTCCTCTTCGTCTATCGCGACGTCGGCCAGCTTGAACTCCGCTGTGAGGATTGCCGTGGCGTCGTCCAGCAGGGTTCCCGCCCGTTGTTGCTCGGACACGCTCAGCTCGCGCCACCTTGCCACGAGGTCTTCGATGCTCGCGAACGCTTCCATTAAGCCCCCCTTGCGGCCTTGGCCTCTTCGATGGCCTTGACGATCTCCGGGCGCTTCGCCGATGCGGGGAACGTCAGCCCGAACTCGGACTTGGCGTAGGATTTGAGCTTCATGACGTTCATGGTGTCGAGGTCGGGCTCGTCGCCGCCCTCCACGTCGGCTACATCCTCGCGGCCGGCGCTCTCGGATTCCTCCGGGCTCGGCTCGTCGGCTTCCTTCTTAGCTGCAGGCTCGGCCTTGCCGACGGGCTTACGCCCGTCGGCCGGCTCGAAGCCGCCGGAGATGAGGATTGCAGCCTGCTCGTCGGTGGCGCTCACCACGACGCCGGTTGCCTTGCAAACGAGTTTCATCATCCGACGGCCCCCCTTATTCGGCGCTCGGGGTTGCGCCCGTCAGCTTGACGAAGTGCTCTGCGTACTTCATGCGGAAGCCGACCTCGAACTCGAAGCGCACTGCGAACATGTTGCGCTCCCAGAGGTTGATGGTCTCGTTGTCGATGGTGATGGACGCCTGGTCCGTGATGCTCGTGGAGATATCCTCGACGACGCCGTAGTAGGCGCTGGTCCAATCGCCGCCGAATCCGAGCTGCGCGGGAACGGCGGGGTCGTTGCCAGCTGCCGCGACGGGCGCGATGTACACGCCCTTCTTCTCGTGGGTCGGATGGCCGAGCAGCGCGGGAATTGCACCGTCGGCGGTCGTGGAGTTCACGAACAGGGGACGGCGGACGCCATCGACGGCCGTGAGGAGGATGCTCTTGGCCTGCGGGGAGATCGCCCAGCCGTTCGTGATGCCGCCGCCTGCGGCGATTGCGGCATCTGCCGTCACGAGGCCGGTCCAGGGGTTGGTCTCGATGTTGACGGCCGTGACGTTGGCCATGGTGTCGAAGAGCTCGCCGGGCGCTTGGTCGACGCCGAAAACGGTCTTGTCGAGCTTGGTGCCGAGGGCCTGCGGAGCACGGGTGACCATCTCGTCGTACAGGCGGCGCTTGTCGCGGCGGAACTGATTGGAGAACGGCACGATGACCGCCATCGTGTAGCCCTTGATCTTCTTGGAGCCGACCGAATGGGTGCTGACGGGCTTCCTCCCGGTCTCGTCGACCCAGTTTGCCGTGGGCTCTCCGGTGATCATGTCTATCTCGACTCCGGAGCCGGGGAGCTCCATGCGCTGGGCGAGCTGCATGACAGCCGAGGACTCGATGGTCTTGGCCCAGATTTCGGACGAAACCTCGAGCGGGAGGTTAACGCCGGTCGTGTTGCGTGTGATTCCTGGCATTTTGCTTCCTTTCTAGAGAAGGTCTTCGATGGCGTCCGCAAACAGGTCGCGGGTGGCATTCCCGGCGCTCGAGGTTGGCGCGAACCCGTCGGATTCGACGAAGCCGCCCCCCTTGCCGCCCTTGAAGTAGCCGCCCAGGGCCTTTGCCTGCTCTTCCATCTCTTCTTTCGTCGCAGCTGTGAGGACTGCTTCCGGGACGCCGGTCGTTTCGGAGACCTCCTTGCGCCACGCCTCGCGCTGCTGGGCCGATTCGTACGAAGCGACTTTCGCCTGGGCCTCTGCAAGGGCCTTGTTGGCTTTGTCGAGCTCAGACATCTCGGCCTGCTTCCTTTCCTCGAGCTCTTCGAATGCCGCCTTGTACTTGTCGAACTCGGCGTACTTCGCTCGCTCTTCCTGCCGCGCCTTGCCGACGATCGAGTTGACCTGCTCCTGCGTGAAGCTCGTCAGGCTGCCTCCCGTCGTCGTGTCCGCGCCTGCCGTCGCCTGGCTGGCGCTGCCCCCTTGCGGGGTGGTGCTGCCCCCTTGCGGGGTGTTGTTCTGACCGGTCATTTCCTGGTCTCCTTTCCGCCTTTCGGCGTATCTGCCGCTTCCCGTGCGGCAGGACGTGTTTTGATGCCACGGGGGTTTCCGGGGCATGAAAAAAGGCCCCGTGGGGCCTTGTTTCCGATTCTGTAGCCTTTGCGGCTATGAGAGCTCTTTGCGCATCTCCTTGGCGGTGGCCTGCAGGATGCCTATGCTTCCGTCCGGCCAGTACCGGTTGAAGTCCGCCATGACCTCGTCGGCTCGCTCGTAGAGCTCTTCGAGCGATGCCGAGCCCCGCAGGTACCCGTTCATTTGCGGAACGCCGCCGGGAAACGCCGTGCCGGTCCTGTCCGGGCGGCCCTTCTTTTTCCCTCCACGGCCGCTGCTGCCGCCGCGCGCCTTGCCGCCGCTGCTGGGCCGGAAACCCGAGTCTAGGTACTGCTGGTAGAGCTTGTCGGGGTCGTATCCCCGTACGTCGGTCTGCCCGTCGAAACCGGGGACGATTCTGCAGTCGCAATTCGGGTGGTAATGGCCGTCTCCGCCTGCGGTGCTCCGGCTGAGGTACACGAATCCGCGCGACGCGAGCATGATGCAGAAGGGGCATGCCTCGG